CCGTGCAGAGACTCAATGAGCTCTACAGCACCAATGGACAGGTGGGATTTGTCGCAACTGAGAGAGTTGATGGCAAGGTGATCCTTCCTGAGGGCATCCAGCTTCTTAAGATGAAGCACTAAGGAGGACTGAGTCATGAGTGAGTACAACGCTAAGAATTATACTGAGCAGGGCGGCGATGTCACCCATATCGGAGGCAAGCTGATCTTTGAGGATGGAAGTTCCGTGGAGGGGCTTCCTTCTTCCTTTACACCGGCGGAGAATCAGGCGGCCAGTGAAGCGACTACGGTTGAGGCACTGAAGGAAGATTTCAACAGTCTTCTGGCAAAGCTGAAGGCTGCCGGTCTTATGACAGCGGATGATGATACTAACGGAACAGAGTAAAAAATGCGGGGCGGTGGAGTAATCTGCCGCCTGTTTGTGAGGTGATGCAGATGACTGTGACTGTGGAAGAGATGAAGAGTTATCTGAGAGTTGATTTCGAGGACGACGATTCCCTGATCGAAAACTTCATAACGGCGGCAAAGAAGCAGTGCATGGATATCCTGCGGACGGACGATGAGGCGGACTTGGATGCGGCTCAGAACGGAAAGATCGCTGTGATGTTTACGGTGGCTTATCTGTATGAGCACAAGGAAGAAGCTGATCATCATGCGATGGATCTGACTCTTCGGGCTCTGCTGTTCGGCAGCCGGAAGGAGGGATTCTGATGGATGTGGCAGCACTCAGATCAAAGGTGACGTTCCAAAAGAATGAGACCGTGACCGACAAGTACGGTAATCACAAGAATGCCTGGACGGACTATTATACCTGCTTTGCCACGATCGGCGGTGAAGGGCTGGCCAGTTCCAAGGAAGAACCGACTGCCGGAACTACGGTTGAGGATTTCAGCATGACGGTCACCATCAGGTACTGCCGGAAGGCTGCTGCGATCGATTCTACGCATTTCCGGGTGATGTTCATGGGTGAGATCTACAACATCGTGAACATCGATCATATGAACTTCCGGAAGAAGTCACTGAAGTTCACCTGCAGGAAGGAGCGGCGCTGATGGCACAGACGATAAAGATTGACCAGCTGGCGGATACCGTGATGAAGGGCATGGAGGAATACGCGAAGCTTGCTGCGGAGGACCTGAAGAAGGATGTCCAGAAGGCGGGCAAGACCGTAAAGCGGCAGATCGAAAGCACGGCTCCGAAGAAGACGGGTAAGTATTCCAAGAGCTGGGCGGTGAAAAAGACCAGAGAAACGTCCGATTCCATCCAGATCGTGGTGCATTCCAAACGGTACCAGCTGACACATCTTTTGGAGTTTGGCCATGCGAAACGCGGCGGTGGAAGGACAAGGGCTTTTCCTCATATCGCGCCGGCGGAGCAGGCGGGCATCGAGCAGCTGACAAGGGATATCGAGCGTGACCTGCAGAAAGGCGGTTAGTAATGATGGAGATATTGCTTTTGTTATTCGTGATCGCTCTTGGGATTGCGGTGATCGGCGCTGCCGTTTACCACGGTACCCGAAGAGGCGAGGATTGTCATGGTTATCCGTATAACTGCCCGGCCTGCCACCATGCTGCGGAATGCATTATCGAGATCGGGAGGAAGAAGGATGACGCATGAAGATGTAATGCAGATACTGGCTGAGACGGAGATCCCTTTTGCATATGACCATTTCGCAGAAGGGGAAAGTCCTGATCCGCCATTCATCTGCTTTTTATTTCCGGGTTCGGAGAACTTCGCTGCGGACAACGTGGTGTATATGGAGTTTTCCAACCTGAGCATTGAACTTTATACCGATGAGAAGGATCCGGAACTGGAAGACAGGGTTGAGGCGGTGCTGAATGCCCATGAGCTGTTCTGGAACAAATCGGAGGTATGGATTGAATCAGAAAAACTATACGAAGTGCTGTACCAGATGACGGTATAGCGGAAAGAGAGGTTAATTATGCCGAGTACAAACAACAAGGTGAAGTTCGGCCTTAAGAACTGCCATTATGCGAAGGCAACGCTTGATCCGGATACCAATGCCGTGACATTTGGTACGCCTGTCGCGATTCCCGGAGCGGTGAATCTGTCGCTGGATCCGGAAGGAGATACCGAGCCGTTCTATGCGGACGATATGGTGTATTACACCACGGTAGCGAATAACGGTTATTCGGGTGATCTGGAGATCGCGCTGATCCCGGACAGCTTCAGGAAGGACATCCTGAAAGAAACAGAGGACAGCAACGGTGTCCTGGTGGAAGATTCCACGGTAGAACCGGAGCATTTCGCTCTGCTTTTCGAGTTCTCCGGGGATAAGAAAAAGATCAGGCACTGTATGTATTACTGTACCGCTGCGAGACCGACTATCGAGGGCAAGACCAATGAGGATTCCAAGGAAGTCCAGACTGAATCGCTGGAGATCACGGCAACGCCGCTTCCGAGCGGGCTTGTGAAGGTGAAGACCGGAGCGAATACTTCCGACGCGGTTTACAACGGATGGTATTCCAATGTCTATCAGACGGAGAGCGCTCAGGTGTCGGCGGTTCTTACAGGTATAACGATCGGAAGCCTTCAGCTTACGCCTGCTTTTGATGCCGGTAACACTTCTTACACGGCTGAGACCGTGAATGATGAGGACGCGGTATCTGCGACGGCGGCAAGCGGAACGGCGGTTACGATTCTGGTAAATGGTGTTGCTCATACCAGCGGCGATGATGCGACATGGGAGAGTGGAACCAATACCGTGACGGTGATCGCGAGCAAGACCGGAGCAGTAAGTACGGCATATACCGTAACGGTAACGAAGAACGGACAGGGTTGATAAGTGTTTAGGGCAGGGCTTCGGCTCTGCCCTTTATCGTGATTGGAGGATTATATTATGGCACTTACAAAGACAGTGAATATTGATGGCAATGATGTGACTTTTAGGGCATCAGCGGCCATTCCGAGAATATACAGGAACAAGTTCCACAGGGATATCTATAAGGATCTTCATGACCTTCAGAAAAGCATTGACGAGAATGATCCGGAAAATTCTGCGCTGGATTCCTTTTCGCTGGAGCTGTTCGAGGATATCAGCTATATCATGGCGAAACACGCGGATCCGCAAAATGTTCCGGATACGCCGGATGAATGGCTTGACCAGTTCGGGACTTTTTCCATTTACCAGGTGCTTCCTGAGATCATCGAGCTTTGGGGCTTGAATGTGCAGACGCAGGTGGAGAGTAAAAAAAACTTCGAGCGACTGACCGGGAAATGACAACGCCTCTTTTGTTGCTGAGGTGTGTGCAGTTGGGAATCCATATCAGCGAATTGGAACTGTTGACGATCGGAACCGTGCTTGATATGTACACGGAACTTCAGAGGGATGACGAGCCTCATGATCAGATCGCAAGCCAGGATGATATGGATCGATTCTAATGGGAAGGAGGTTGAGACATGGCTGGCAGAATCCAGGGTATCACCGTTGAGATCGGCGGCGATACCACCAAACTACAAACTGCCTTAAAGGGCGTAAATACAGAGATCAGGAATACGCAGAGCCAGCTGAAAGATGTCGATAAGCTCCTGAAACTGGATCCGGGGAATACGGAATTGCTTGCACAGAAGCACAGGCTCCTGGGGGATGCCGTCAAGGAAACGAAGGAAAAGCTGGAGACCTTGAAGACAGCAGCTGAACAGGCAGAGCAGGCGCTGAAGGATGGAACGATCACGCAGGATCAGTATGATGGCCTGCAGCGTGAGATCGCTGAGACCGAGGCGAAGCTGAAGTCTTTGGAGGAACAGGCAAGACAGTCCGGCACGGCTCTTCAGGAGATCGCTGCAAAAGGCGAAAAGCTGAAGACGGTTGGTGACAATGTTAACAATGTCGGAAAGAAGTTCATGCCTGTGACCTTGGGCGTTGTGGGATTAGGTACGGCGGCGGTGAAGACTGCCGCTGATTTTGATTCCGCCATGAGCAAGGTGGCGGCTGTATCCGGTGCGACAGGTTCTGATCTGGAAGCACTTCGGGATAAAGCCCGTGAGATGGGTGAGAAGACGAAGTTCTCCGCATCCGAAGCGGCGGAAGCTATGAACTATATGGCGATGGCCGGCTGGAAGACAGAAGACATGCTTTCCGGTATAGAGGGTGTCATGAACCTGGCTGCGGCTTCCGGTGAAGATCTGGCTACCACTTCAGATATCGTAACGGATGCTCTGACGGCATTTGGGTTGACAGCAAAGGACTCCGGACATTTTGCGGATATTCTGGCAGCGGCTTCAAGTAATGCCAATACGAATGTCTCTATGATGGGTGAGACCTTCAAGTATTGTGCTCCGATCGCCGGTGCTTTGGGATTCTCTGCGGAGGATACGGCGGAAGCTATCGGCCTGATGGCGAATGCCGGTATCAAAGGGTCTCAGGCTGGTACTGCACTTAGGACAATCATGAATAATCTGTCCGGGGAAGTGAAGATCTGCGGTTCTTCTATCGGGGAGGTTACTGTTGCAACGACCAATGCGGACGGCTCCATGAGGGATCTGTCGGATATCCTTGCAGACTGCCGGACGGCATTTTCGGGTCTATCTGAATCGGAGAAGGCGGCAGCGGCTGAAAGCCTTGTGGGCAAGAATGCGATGTCCGGGTTCCTGGCTCTGATGAACGCCGGGGAAGCGGATATCAACAAGCTTTCCAGTGCGATTGATAACTGCGATGGTTCTGCGGCAAGTATGGCTGAGACCATGAATGATAACCTTGCCGGTCAGCTGCAGATCCTGAAGTCCCAACTGGAAGAGC